GATCAACTGCGTAAGAAGCAGAGAGCTGAAGTGATCTGTAGTTTGCGTACTGAGCCGGAGTCATGATCACCACGAGGTTTTCAGCCGCAGAGGACAGAAGCGCACGAGCCTGAATCAGATCGTCGATTGCGCCTGCCGCTGTGCCAGTCTTAGCGACTGCGGGCTGTGTAGCTGTTGCTGTCTGCGGAGCCGCAAGGATTGCCGCAACGACAGCATTCTCACGAGCCTTGACGATGCCACGAGTAACCTCGTCATAGATGTATTCCAGATAAGCCTGACCGCTCATGCTGTCGAGTGCTTCATCGGAAACGGAAACCCACTTCTTGAAGGTTTCGGGCTTGAGTTCAACAATACCGAGAGACAGAGCCTCTTCGGCAATAGCGGCACCGCCTTCTGTGTGCTTGCCTGCCGCAGGTGCGGAGATCTCGAAACCGACCTTGACGTTTCCTGCCGCATTCATTCTACGGACTCTGGAAAGGATCTTTGATTCGGAGAATCTCTTTGCGACGATTTCACCGACGAATGTCGGCACCGGAACAGTTCCGCCAGTTACGTTCTCAGTCAGGAGCGCACGGCATTCAGCATCGTCCCCGGTTTTGCAATAATTTGCGAATGCTTCGATGTAAGCTTTGGAGTCTCTTACTTCCATGTTGTTTTCCCTTTCTTCGATCTCTGCGATCGGTTTGATGTCGCTGTTTGCGACCTTGTCGAGAAGCGCACGCTTCTCTGCTGCGCTCTTCTTGATCGAATCTCTTCTCTCGATCAGAGCGTCCACCTCACTGGTGAGAGCCTCAATGTCAGCATCTTCCGTGTCGATCAGACTGCGGATCTCTGCCAGACGAGCCTCGACCTGTTCGGAATTCATTTCTTTAATTTCCATGTTCTTCCTCCAGTTTGAGTCTCAATCTCAGCCGTGCCTTAGCTTTGGCGATCATCTCGGACTTCAGTCTCTCCGCTTCCCTCTGTTCGATCGCTCCGTCAAACAGAGACCGATATGAAATGCCGATGTCAGTTCCTGAGTTTGCAGGAAACGCCACCGCTGAGATGTCGAATATCTTTTCAATAGATTTGATATGCCGGGTGATCTTCTCCCCGTCATCGATATATTCATCGTCATCAACGATGAATGAAAAAGACATCTGTGTGTAATTCCTCACTGCGATGTCTTCATACATATCTCTGGAACGCTCAGTTAATCCCAGATCTGTCTTTGATTTAAGACCATGACTGTCAACCGACAGCTCGATGGTGCCGTTCTTCGTCCGTGCCATGACCGCTCCCTCGTGATCTCTGAGGAATATGACATCGGTCATATCTGTGTTGTCGAAAGCACGCTCGTCTATTCTCTCATAGAATTCAATGCCGCCTTCCTTAAACAGCAGGTAGGGCTCGAATGTCGAAGCGTAGCCTTCAACGATATAGCCGTTATCTTCTCTCGATTCAAGAACCCCGGTATTGCGGTACTCTCTGTTAGCTTTGATTGCCATCTGTTCCCTCCCGTGTGAACGAGCCATCCTCGTTCATTAAGTAGTATTCACCTCGGATCGTGTAAGCCTGACCCTGCCCGTCCGGTAACGGCGGAAGGTTCCAGATCTCTCTGATCTCGTCTCTGTTTAATATGCCTCTGTCAGCCATCTGAGAGCTGACATTCAGCTTCTCGGTGGTAGTCATGTACTGGAGCCTGTTGGATGTTGCCATCAGCAAACTCCCCTGTGCACGCTCCCGATCGGTAAACATTGCCTGTGTCATCGTCTCGCTGAACTGGATGGCGAACGGTTCGATTACTGATTCATAGAAAGCCGCCCAGCTGTCGCCGTATGCTTTCGACTGGAGTACATCCTCATTTACACCGAAGTAGTTATAGACCGATGTTCTGATCTCGTTCATCTCTGCCTCAGGAACCGTCACGCCGCCCATGCTGATCTGCTTGATATCGGTGTAGGTGTTGGGAAATAAGAGGATGCCGCTGTTGTCTTCCTCGGCTTTCAGATTTGCCTCTGTGAAGCGTTTTCTTTCCTTAGCCAGATCTTCGGTCTTGGTAAAGTTATTGACTCTGGCGATGAATTTATAAGATGCGCCATTCTTGACCGCTTCCTTGATGGATTCGTTATTCAGATGGATCATCCGCATGGTCGGGTCGAGAGCATGGTTCGTCTCGCCGAAGAAGTCCGATTTGTATTGGAACTTTGTTAATATTGCACATTCGCTCAGATAGTCGCTTGCCCGCTGCCCGTTGATGAACTCGTATCTCAGGAACGGCACACCATCAACCTGAACGATTGAACACTTCTTAGGAAGCACAGTGTAATATCCGACCGGGTTCATCAGGTCGTCATAGACAGGCACGATCACCGCTGTGTTATGCATGTCCAGAATGGTCGATGTCCGATAAAGGAACTGACTCCATGTCTGCCAGTTATTCGGTTTAAGTCTCAGCTTCGTCTGAAGCGTCGGCTTCGCCGCTCCCTGAATCTCTACCTTCAGCTTGCTGATGTGTCTGGCTCTCGCATCGATCGTCGCTCTGACCAGTTCGCTCTCATAGATCTCCCCGTTCCATGTCGTAAAGTGCGGCTCGTATGCCGTTAACGTACGGAAGTAGCCATCGTAATGATCAGCCACATCAACATTAGGCTTCTTAAAGAGCCAATCAAATAATCCCATAGTCTACTCCTCATTCTTTAACTGCGCACCGATCTCGCCATACCATTTCTGCCTGACGCACATCGCATCAAGTAAGGCAGCTGTGCCGTCTATGTGAACATTCGCAGATACCTTAATGAGTCTCTTGCGTGATGTTTCTGCGTTCATTTTTGTCGCTGAGTCTAATAAGTGAATCCTTAGAAGATCGTTATCACCGATCTGAATCCTGCCGTCCTTGATCAGACCTTCAGTCTCGTCAATGACTGGGCTAAGATTCTCCCCCTGATAGACATCGTCCATATGTATGCCGTAACCCTTCATGTCTTGGGTTAAGTACTGGCTGTTATATCTGTCATATCCCACCTTGAGAGGGTAAATCTCATAATCTTCAATAAGAGATCTGAACCATTCAAAGCAGTCATGATAGTCAACGAAGTTCTCACCCGATGCCCCCATGATTCCCCTCTGGATATAGGCACGATACGGCAGTCCGTCCTTAGCAGTGGCTTCGTCGATCTTCTCTGCCGGAAGCCAGAACTTGGCAAACACATAGAGCTTGCCCTCTTTCTCAATCACTACGCACGCAGACGTGAGATCTGTGGTTCGTGACAGGTCGATGCCGCCAACACAGTACGACCCTCTGAAGTCAGTCAGATCCAACTGCTTGCCGACGCACTTGGCGACATCTTCATCTCTTAACCAAGCAATGGATGAGTTCTGCTTAATACATCCGTACTTGCAGAGGAACTCTGCCCGCTTGCTTAGTGATCCTTCGGCAATGGCGATCTCTTCGAGCAGATAGTCGACCTTTACGGACACACCAAGATTCGGGTTCGACTTCCTTAGCTCGTTTATATCGTTCCACTTATTGACGTCGTCGATCATGTAGAGGATCGGCAACAGCCTGGTCTCTTTTGAGTCGCCAAGCAGGAATCTGGTAGACCGCTTTATCAGTTCGTCATAGATCCCGTCATTGATATATCCGGCAGTGCTGATCGCAAGCATGATCGGCTGTTCCCTGGCACCCATTGCGGACTTCATCACCTCGTACTGCTTCAGACCTTGGTCGCCGACCCAGCTGCTGAACTCATCGCACACACAGACGCTCGGGTTGAAACCATCCGACTTCTTAGCATTGAAAGCGATCTTCTTCAGAGAAGAATTCGAGTCGGCGATATAGATGTCAGATTTCCGATGCTTGCTCATTGCCAAGAGCTCCGGATCTAACGACACCGACTGCCAGAAAGTTCCGTAGATGATGTCAGCCTGGTCAAGTTTAGGAGCAACACAGAACCCTCTGGCACCGTACTCGCCATCACCATAAAGTGCATACTCGAGGATTGCCGAAGCGATGGCAGACTTGCCTTGCTTTCTCGCCATGACCACGCAGATCTCTCTGAACTGCCTCAGACCGTCCTTATCGACGATTCCAAACACAGCGGAGATCAGAGCCTTCTGCCAGACCTCCAACTTGATGCACTTTGGAGCAAGTGCGCCCTCAACATGGTGGCAATGCTTCTCGATCCACCTGATCGCACGGTCTGCTTTGCGCTGATCGAACTTAAAAGAGCCCTTCTCGAGCCCTGAAACCAGATACGAATACACCAGATCGACCCATTTTCCGACCACTGCCGAGCCATTTCTGATCTGCTGATAATAAGTCAGGATATAGTTGTCCATCTTGCTGTTACTCCGCCTGGTTATCTGTGTCTCCGTCTAAAAGAGAGGAATTTAATAG